TTGCATGAAAACACCTTCAATGAAGTATGTCTTCTCTCCATAGCCTACATTTTCCTTAATGTATTTGATGTCTTCTGTTAACTCGGTGATAAGCTTCATTAGGCGTCTTTCTTTGAGAAAATTTTCTTGGCAACTGTCTTATATTGTTCTTGAAGGCGTGCTCCAACTTTACCGTAAAGAACCTTGGAAGTCTGGTCCTTGAAGTTTACAGCATTTTCTTCAATAACATTCTTTAGCATTTGGCGGATATTGTTTTTCATAGTAGGTTTTTTGTTTTTTTGGCAAACTCTAAAGTTTGTACAAATTTTGTTTTGTCTTCAAATATCTCCGAAACCATTAAATTTCGATTTTTTGGGTTCAGCGATTCAAATAATTTTTTGATATATTCCATATCTGAATCGGAAATATTTAGATTTGATGCATTTTTAAATGTATAATTTCCTGGTTTAAAATTTTCAACAAACTCAACAAATTTATTTAAATTTTCTGATTCTCCAGTAATTTTTGTTGAACGCAGTAGACTTTGACTTACCTCTAATTTTAATTCTTTAAAATTTTCATTAAGCTTCATGGTAAGAGCTTGAATTAAATTTTGTTTAAATGAATTATCATCCTCCAAAATTAATCCTTCAATCCCATGCTTGATTAGTAAGTCGGTTACTTTGTTCATGTTATCCCTGTACCTGTCCTTGTGCGGCCTGTTGAGCGGCAAGAGCTGCCTGTTCTTGGGCAATTCGTTGTCGATCTGTGGCCATTTGTTTTTCTAATTCTTTTAGCTCTTCTGGCAAATATCTCAAAATTTGAGTTTTGACGTAATCTGTGGAGAAATATTTTCCAATATAAGGTTCAACATAAGAAAGCATCTTAAGCCGTTCTGCCAAGATTTCAGCTTCTTTGAGATCCCAGAAATAATTGTCTGTATTGAATACGAATTTAATATCCGTCTTCAGTTCTCTCCAATCGTCATCGGTCATGACTCCCTTTAACAACAGCTGAACTCTAAGGGTATCCATGAACAGTCTGGAGAACTGCCAACGCAATCTCTCTATAAACTTATAGAACTTTATTTCTTCTCGGGTAATCTCTGTAGAACGACCCATGTTAAACCCATTGCTTTCTGGTTGCAGACGGCTGAGAGGAACATTCAACGCTCCATAAAGCTTTTTCTTAAAATACTCGGCATCTTCAATTTGTGAAAGTGACTGTGCGCCAGGAAGTGTTGTAATTTCAGTTCCTCTGGAACCTTCTCTACGAGGTAGCCAGTAATCTTCCAGAACTGACATAAACTTTCTTTCGTCTCTGATTTCTCCAGTATCCTGATTATAAATCAATCTGGTACGGAAACGGCTCATCATATCACGCATATATTGCTCGGCCTTTTGCTTCGGTAGCTGACCTACGTCAACGTAAAACACTCTTCGCTCTGGAGCTCTTGCAATACGGTAAACCAACAAAGCATCTTCCATTTGCCGTAACATGTTCAGTGGACGAATTGCTTTGTGAAGGTAACCCAATACGCGCTTGCTATTCAAGTCAACTAAACCTGATGGAACATATACAACGCTATCAAGTGACAAATGAAGACCCTGTGGTCCTGTCATGATATATGATTCTTTGTCTGTATTTGTATAGACGTAGAATTCTTCTATATCTTTTACCAGTTGGACGGGAGTTCCATTGGCCCCCTTTTCCATTTCTTTCTTTAATTTTCTTACTTTTTTGATCTTCAGAGGATCGATTGGGATGATTTCTTTTATTCCTTCCATGGGAAGGTCTTTATCGATTACCAAATTATAATAAATCTTAGAATCGATATACCATCTTCTAAAAATTTCATAAGATTTATGATTAAAGTCCAGCAGATGCAATACTTTATCAAATTCTCTGTAGATTTTATTTTTGATATTATCCGAAATTGGGCAGTTAGATAGATCAATTTTAACTGGACGTTGATCTGTTCCTGGAACTATTGATGCATTTACAATCTCGTCTATTGCATTATCCAATTCAGGATAGACTGACATGTTACGATATTGAATTACGGAAGTTTGCTCGTCTCGCATGCTAGCAGCATAATCGAGAACCGTTCCAAAAAATCCACCAGCTTCAACGGTTACCGTACCATCATAAACTTCTGGTGCAGTAAACGATTGAATACTTTGAGACTCTTTTTCTTTTTGAGTCTCATTCTTTTTACCAAACTGAAAGCCAAATAAATCAATTTCCATATGTCACCTTATATGTTTGCCGTGATATCCTTAATTTGAATGTAGTCGAATACGATTATCACGTTAAAAGTATTTAACACGTTTGGATTGCCCATGTTTAGGTTAATGGGCTGTATTCCGGCAGGCCAACAGCCGTTTAAGGTCCATTGCTTTAATGGGTCAACATTTCCATTCAAATCAAGGTGTTGTATAGTCCAGTTGTCTGCTTTATAGTCTCTAGAGTTTACGGCAGAAATATTGGTATCATGATTATTGATAAAATCCTGCCATTTTTGGAATCTTCCCCATAAGTTATTGTTTCCCGTGTCATCCCAGACAACGAATGACCAGGTGCCATAATCCTTTTCACCTGGGTAGTGGTACTTTCTTCCAAAATAATCATAACTTATGGTGCGAGATGCAGCCTGTGGTATTGTTGTCGCTCTAACGTGAAAATCTGTAAATCCACCCCCAGTTGGAAATGATCCAGATATTCTGTATCGGTTTGAGCGCGTTCCGCCAAAGAAATTGTCTTTAAATTCTATTAGCATATTAACTGTTAAAGTTATCTTCGATTCTTATATAATCGTATGTGAGTGTAGCACTAAAACCAACAAAACCAACTTCACCCATATCTAAATTTATCTGTCCTACTACCGATGGCCAGCACTTATATAGGTAAATAGTTTTTAGTATTCCACCATTTTGATCCAATTGCCTTACAGTCCATGTAGTTTGAAGTTGACTATATGAAAAATTATCGTTTCTAACTGTGTGGGTGACATGACCATCCATAAATTCACCCCACCTATGCAAAGCTTTCCACAAAGTGTTTGTGTTATTGTCATCATAAATGCCAACAGTCCAAGTGCTATACTGGCGATCTCCCGGAAAAGTAATCTGTCTTCCTCTATAGGGTATACTTATCGTGTTTACTTGGGTAGCTGGCAATGATGCTGATACAATTTTAAATCTAGCATCTTCATTTGGAATTGTTATTTGACTTGGCCAAGAAGGTATAACTACGAAACGGTTTGATCTCGTTCCTCCATTAAACCCTTCCTTAAATGAAATTATGCTATTGTTAAAGGATGACATTATTGTGTGAGTGTTACATTGATTGCAAAGGAGTCAATGCTCAAAATTGGTTTGATAATAACCTGAATAGTCAGTGTAGACGCATTATCCACGTTATTTGACGAATCACATATAATTTGTGTAGCTGCAGTATCTATGTAAGGAGTAAATGGATCAATCGCCGTTTGAACTTCCGCCGTTACCTGTGCTCGTGTTTGCGGATTGTTGATATCAAAAAGATATTTTAATGCAATCGAGGTTATGGATTCTTCCAATGCAGATTTTAGGCGTGAAGGTCCGATTCTATCATAATTTGTCAAAGAAGCACCGGTGGCAGTGGCACCAACAATATCTGATCCTAAAAATTTAGGATTGTAGTTAACAAAGAAATTTACTTTGTTGTTGCGTAATGTAGATTTAATAGTGCTGTTCCAATCAATTGGATTTATAACATTACCGTTAAGGATGGTTGATCTATCGACTCCAGCTACAGTCAAATAAGTTTCGTTTCTATTTTTTGATCTGGTAAATGCTCCACCCACATCACAAACTGCGGGCAGAGTGTATGTTATTTTGCTACCAGAAAGAAGAGAAGTCGTATCCAGATCACTAATTGTATTGAGCCCACATACGTTAAAAATTCTATTTGCAACAGTAGTTCCACTTACCAAGGAACTGTTTCCGAATAATGTTGCATAATTTTGCATGGTGTAACCTGCACCAGTCACACCAGATGCTGGTACTGTTGGAAATATTCCTGCAGTATATGGTTGGGTTATAAGCCACTGACACATGGATGTCGTTCCATCTTGACCGATAACAACATCAAAGTATGTTTCAGAATCACTTATATATTGGTCAAAACCGGAGGTATTGGGGCTAATTACCAAACGACCACCATATGCTAGATATGAAATAGCATATAAAAAGTCTTTTCCGGCAGGTAGAGGGCTCAATTGTATTATATTATCTTCGGTTCCCGCAGTGATAAAGAACCCATATGTACCACCTTGCCCTGGATTGCTAATCAAACAAGCAGTAATCCCAGATAGCTTATTCAAGTCACCAACCAGCTCCTGTGGAGTGGTATAAACGATATATTCGGCAGCAGTAGTTCCTTTTGCCGGTGTATAAAAATTGCTTCTTGAATATACCAACCAACCAAAAATGCCACCCGGATCGTTTCCAACAGCGCCAGAAGTGCCATTAAAAGTAATGCCGGGATTATACGTAGTACCCATCAACATTCCCGCAATTAATGGAAATGTAGTGCTTTCTGTGGAATATTGGTTTGAGCTTACGAATGAGCTGAGTGATGGCATTTATGTTCCCTTTTCTTCCAAATATTTAGTATTCTTATGTAGGATACCATACTGCACCCCCTGCCACAAATTCATCATTGTCGTCATCATTCTTTGGATCTGGAACAAATAAAACATTATCATCTTCGGGTTTAGTAGCCTCTTCGTAATTAAATTTAGCCTGTTCAACCAAATCGGCATAATATTCTTGTCGTGTCAACCATGCAAAGAAAACCAAACTCATGACCAAATCATCGTGCTGGCCATCGTCGGCCTTATACGTATTGGATTTGGATACAAAGGACATTAATTCAGAAATTATTCTTTCGTCATTTAATAAAATTTTATCTTCTTCTATTAATCTTTTCAATATAGCACAACCTATTTTTTTGGTTTGTGCCGTGGTACGAATACCCATTTCATTTTTTCCGACACCACCAAATCCCTGCGAAAGAATCTGACCCTTTCGACCCAATACCTTGGTCATCAAAACATTTTCATATTCAAGATCTACATGTAAAATATTTGATACTTGACCTCCAAGGTCATTGGTTTCAATTAAAACATAAGCATTGTTATATGCTTTTGCTGCATTTAATATTACGGTAGGAAAATTAAATGGGCTTATAGTGTTATTTCTGTAAGATGCGACCACTTTATATGGCGCTTGCGAACCTTCAATTACAGTAAATGCAGAGTAATCTATTCCTTGACCCCGAGAGACATCGGCTTGCAAAAAGTATGTTTTGTCTTTTTGAGGGGTTTCATAAACTCTATAACCTTCTGCATTTTCAGATATGGGTTCCTCGGGAGCCAGTAGATTCAACTTACTTGAGGAAATTAATGTATTTGAGGATCCCAAGAAGCTGCAGCCATATTCCTGTTCAAATTGGTCTGCGCTTGTGTTGGCTATCTGCTCTGCAGCCCAAGTATCGTCACGTAGTTTAGGACTTCCTGGGCTAATTGGGGTGTCGCGCCAAGTTACTTCTACGGGAACGAATTTATTCTTTAATTTGTGGCCTTCCGGTCTTTTGGCATCAACCCAAAGTTTATGAAAATGATTCATGCCATTTGGAGTAGAAACAATAATAAGTTTTGTTGTCGTACCTGCAGAAATGGTCGGATAGGTAGATGTATAGAATTCTTCTGCTACATGGCTTGGCAAGAAGGCATATTCGTCCAATAGAAGGAGGTTATAAGAACCACCGCGAATGGCCGAGGAGCTTGTTGCGTCGCACATTACTCTGGAGCCATTTTCTAGTTTAAAGCTTGTCTTATTCCATTCT